AGTTTCTAAATCATTTAAATGGTTAAATAAAGTATCAAAATATTCTTCTTGTTTTTTCTCAACATTTTTTTGAGATTTTACCAAGTCAGTAACTTCAATTTCTTTTCCTTTTTTATCGGTTTCTCCAACCTTCTCAACTTCAGGGTCTGTCGCAGTATCAACAGGTTCTCCTACAGGTGGTACTTCACCTGTTGGTGGTGGTGCTCCCGCGTCCCCTGGCGGTGGTGGTGGAACCGCACCTTCTGCAGGTGGTGGAGGTAATGCTCCCGCATCTCCCGCAGGTGGTGGAGGAGGTAATGTGGCTTCTTGTTCGGTGATATAGTTATTTATTTTTCTATATCTTTCAAGTTCTTCAATAATTTTTATGTCAACTTTCATTTTTTATTATCCGTTTAATAATTGTTTAACTCCAGTTGTAGTTTCAACTTGAATTTTTTTATTTTTTTGTAAGGTGTTATCAACTCTTTCAATAAGACCATCTTTCATTCTTATAGTGTAACAGTCTCCTGTTTCCATGTCACAAACTTGCTTTGTTCCATCACCCATATCTTTTTCTGTAACTTTGGTATTTTTACCCAAATAGTTATCTAAAATTAATTTTGTGTTCATAATATCATTTTTAATATAAATATCGTTGTATGTTAAAAAAACCTTACGGAGTTGGTGATGGGGTTGGTGTAGGAGTAGGGGTTATTTGTTCCATTGACTTCCATATATCAATTGCTTTTTGTGCTTTAGCTTCTAATTGTGATAGTGTTGCAGGTTGGGATTGTAATTGACTATAAACAGAATTCCCTTGTGATGTATTAGCACCAAAATTAATTGACCAAAATTTAAATAAACTGTTACCATCTATTGAGGTTATTTGACTTGTTTTACTTCTCCATCTATCAATTAAAACTTTAATATTATTTGTTAAATCATCAAATACTGCATAAGGTTTAGTGTTACCATCACTACCTTTCAAACAGAAAAACTGTTGATTTCCATTAAAGTATTGTGATTGATTTCCCCAATATTGATTCAAATCAATACCCGCAAAGTTATTCTCGTATGCTTCAAACCCTGTTGAGTTTCCAGATTCAAGGTACAGTGCAACAAATACCGCGTATTTTAGTTTACCATCGTCTCCTCCAACTGAAACTAATTGTTGTATAGTACCTTTTACAATACTGTAAGCCAACTTTTGAGTTGTCGGTGTTATAGGTACAAACGTACTATACTGAGATACCGATGGATTACAAGTATTTGTTTGAGTAAATTCTTTACCACCGTTAGCATTAGATGTTACATTATTTGATTGAGATATAACGTTACCATTGGCATCTTTAGTTTTGTCTTTAGATTTTTCTTTATTTTTTTCAATTATAGATTTTAATAAATTATTTTTTAAAGACTGAAGATAACTGTCTATTTTAGGTAATGCCGCAACAGGTTGTCTTATACCTGTGAAATTGGTTTCAAATACCCCAGGCCCTATATTATGAGTAACCTCCAAAATCATATAAGGACCACTAAACATAGGGACATATCTTAAATTGAAGTACATGGTTGGTTGAATCATGGCGTTACCTAACATCTGAACATTACAATTGTAACTTCTATTTTTATATACGTTATATAATGATAGACTTTGTGTCGCTCCTCCTCTATTTCCCGCCTGATTCGCCATTTGGTTCAATACCTGTAAAGACTCCGCAGTTGCAACTCCACTACCTTGACTTACCGCAAAATTGGTGAACACTCCTTGGTTTTGAGGCCCCATATCAACATTAAATCCAACAACTTTATTTGATTTATCCCAATCGTTTTTATTTTTTAAATCCTCAACTAATGGATTATCGCTAGCCCTTCTTAAATCAAATACATCATTTCGATATCTATAATCAACATTATTTTTTATATCTAAGATTTCACTTGGTTTACCTCCATAAAAACAAACCAACTTTGCACTTGAATCTCGGTAGTCAACAGACATATGAGTTCCAAATAAAGTATTCGCAAATTCTAAACTACCTTCAGCTCTTGGTTTAGGATTTTTAACCGCGTCTTGTACATTATAAAAATTAACATATGATGGTATATTCATAACAACAAAATGATTCTCAACCAAAATTGATTCAACCATTGCCATCATATCAGATTTTGGATTTATATTAGTTAATCTATTTTTTAGTTTATAAATGTCAACCAAAACTTTATCACCAATATTTCTACTTGCCCTATCTAACAATAAGACATCTTCAAAAAATGTTTTGGTACTAAAATCGTTTCCTGATATCCATTTATCATTTAAAGATTTAAACGATTCCCACAAATCGACTTTAGTTGCTGGTCCTTCTAAATCAGAGTCTACTTGACCTTCCGAAACACTATTAACATTAGGTAATGAGGTTTGTAATTTCGGCATCAAATTATTAATAACTTTACCCACAAACTCATTAACCCCTAACAAATAATTTGACATAGTGTCATAAAATTTATTTAACCCCTCTTTTGAGTTAGGATTTGGAACTTGTGGATAAGTAGGTGCTGGTGATGAAACAAAACTTACAATAGATTGTGAATCTCCTGTACTTGTTGCTAAAGCTCCATACACATCAATAATAGTTTCATCGACCATTTGTTGATAAAATGAAGTAGTTGGTGGCCCGAAAATTTCAAGTCCTTCAAATAGGACTGTACCTGTAGAATCTCTTAATATTGTGTATTTTTTTGCATTCCCACTAAGTTTTATAACACTAATAGTTCTTCCATCTTTTAATGTTGCAAGAGCCACGCTTTGTGACGGAACATTTACAGGTGGTTCTGCAGGTGGTATTGGGTCAGGTTGAAACTGATTCAATTTTTGTGTTGCATAAACTTTTATAATATTTGCAAATTGTATTATATTATCAACAGTGAATGCTATATTCAAATCAACAAAAAAGTCAGTTATATAAGACCCGTTATTATCATAAACTAATTCAGGAATTTCGGAAAATCCTACATACGTTTTCAATGCCGACCACTCCAATGGATATTGAGTTTGAGAATCTGTTAAAGTAACTGAACCTCCGTTAGTCGGTAATGAATTAGGTGTTGATGACGTGTAACTACCCCACGTATAAGGGTCTGTTAATGGTAAATTAGAAAATGTATAAAATAATTTTTTATCAAAATTGCCAGGGTTTCCGTATTTAAAAATTACATCGTAAGTTAAAAATCCTTTCAATATTGGTTGTATTAATTCAATTTGTTTTTTCTGTATTTTTTCAACAACTTCTTGACCTGTATTACCTGTAATCACAGGAACTTTCATTAAACTTCTAAATAACATTTGGAAGTTTTTATACGATTTTTCACTCTCAGTTAAATTTAAGGAATTGTCAGGTTCATAATCGTAGATTGATTTTGAGAAATTTAAAAACTCTTGCTCAAATAAATCCAATATTTGTTTTTCAAAAACTGATAACATCTCACTCATCTTAGTGTATTTACCAAGATTACCATTGATTGAGAAATTTTCCTGTATTGATTGTCCTGAAAATATCTCTTTCATATATTCATCAGGACTTGGTTTTCTTAGTCTTCCATTATCAAAATATCCGTAGTTTGGTGCCGCCCAAAATAATCTTACTGAACCATCATACACTGATTGGTTGTCATTGACTTCTATCATCAATTTGTCATTGATAAAACATTCATTCAATGTTTGATTTAATAAAGACCCGTTTGAAGGCATAATGTAATAAAACTGATTGTCAGGTGTTTTTACTGTGACTGACCATGGAATTATTCTTAAATCTCTATTAGTATTAATAGTGTCAAAACCTTCAGGTAAATCAATTATCGCGTCTTGGACATAATTTATAGTTACCCCTGAATCAGTAATTCCACTTTGAATTGCCGAATCTGTGTATCCCGAAAAAACTTCATACCCTTGATAAAACACGTTAAAATCGTTTATTAATTGTGGGTAAAAACCTGTGTTAATTAAAGTAGAAAGTTCAGTACCAATAGTAGTGTCTTTCTGTAAAACAATATCAATTGGGGCACCATTTATAATCAAACCGTAATTTCTTGTTTTAGCGGAGGTTGTTGGGTCGAAATTTGTAGTGTAAGATGTACCTGTCCATATAGAATCTAATATGTCAACATTTTCGTTTACATATTTCTTATAACGATGCCAAATAGAACCTATTTTTAAAATCCACGCGTACGGTACTTTGTGTATCGCACCGAATTTCTTCAATGCGGCATAAATGTAATCTAAATCAGTTGCTGACGGAGGTGTTGTTTTATTATCGTCTTTGAACTTTTCTCTGAGTGTTGATAATGGTAAACTATTAAGGAATAAATAAGCCGACTCAACAAACGGATACTCCTGATTATCTCTAAAATTTTCAACTCCTTTTTGAATTGAATTAATGAAATAAGGAGTGTTGAAAATAGAGGTGGTTTGAATACTACTTACATAACCCGCATAGTCAAAATATTTAACATCACCTTCGGTTGGTAACTGTAAATTATAACCTCGACTTTCATAAAAAACTTTTAAATCTGTTGTATAATTTACATTAGGTTGATTTAGTTCGTTATAGATAAAGTTTGTTATAGGTCTAACTTTTTCAACTGACAAATCGGAAGGAAAACTACATACAACTTTTTTACCAACATCAAAAGTAAGTGTCTTAGTTGTATTAAAACTATTTTCAGATTTCAGAATAGTACTACCATTTGCCAAATATTTCTTATCCCAATTAGAATTTGTAAATGGAAAGGTATCTAACATGTCAAATTTATTTGACGTTGTCGAGTTATCAATATACTCTACAAATTCATTCTCATTTGGTAACGAAACCAAAGGTTGGGTGTTGGTAGTATTGAATAAACTAATATCTAAAAATTCAAAGCTAGAGTTTTCAACTCTATTTTTAATATACTTGGTGTTGAATACCCCTCTAATATAATTTTGCCAACTTTCTCCAATCCCTTGATTTGAAAACTGTCTTAATATTATTGTAAAGTTTGTTGCGTTAAATCCGTATTCTTTAAGTTTTTGTATAATAAAAGGATTGTCATTAGATAAACTTTTTACAATATTTAAATTTTCGCACTCAGCAATCAAATTAGTTATTTTGTCGGAATCTGAAATTAAAGTATTAGTTCTTGAAAGTCTAGAATAAAAAGACGTTAAGAAAATTCTTTCATATATTTCATAGAAATATTTTACCTCTTCTTTATTTGAATAGACATCATTCCCTATAGGAAATTCAATCGCATCTAATGTAACTCTTTGTGGTTCTGTAACCTCATTAAAATTTGCGGTTAAGTCTGCAGGAGGTAGAGTTCTTTCAACAAAACCTTTAATGAATTCTTCAACGAACTCGATTTCAGGCCATACATCATAAAGATATCCTTTAGTTCTGTTTATTATACTACTATCACCAGGGTATCTGATTTCGTATTTTTCTTGACCATTCTCACCTGTAGTTTCAACAATTAATTGAGGCCAAGGATATACAGGTACGTTTTCATCAACTCCTGAACTTAAATTGTCTTGACTCGCTCCACCAACTTGTTTATCAAAAATAACACTTTTTCTAATTTTATTGTCTCTTTGTTCCCAAGCATCTCGGTGAACGTCATCCATTAATCTCAAGAAAGCTTCTCCATTAGCAAATATTACCGCTAAAACGTTTCTAATGTTAGGAATAAACCCAATACCACTATTTTTATTTTCTAATAAATTAGACAATGCTTTAGTTAGTTCAGACTCTATTTCTTCTCGGTAAGCCTTTAATGCTTTACCCATTTTATCGATATAATCTATAAAAGTATTCGGACCCTCGAAAACATAATAAGTAATTTTAGGTGTCATATCACCACCAGAAGTTTTAACACTAGCGGAACTAAATAAACTTTTTGTTTGTATTTCCGCAGAAAAATTATCTAATTCTTGTTGTGTTGGGTCTTTTTTTCCTTTAGTTGCAATATAAGTTTCTTTTATATCAATATCCGAGTTAGTTATTTCTTTTGGGAAAATGTCATAGGAAATTGGTTCAAATGGAATTGATATTTGTTTTGTTTTACCATTTATAGTGTACTTACCTTCCTTACCTAAAGTAGGATTCTCATTTAATATCTTTCTATATTTTTCAATTAGTTCTTTTAGTTTAGGAATTGCCACCTGAACTTGTTTTTCTTTGGATTCAAAATCTTTTTTAAATGGATACACTTTAGTTTTATTTTTATCATTTAAAATAATAAAGTTTTTCTTATCTAAATAAGTGTCGAACCAAGATGACCCTGCAGCATAATAAACGTCTTTACTGAAATTATTTAAAGATTTTTGATAATCTTCACAGTAAGTTAGAGGGTCTAAGTTTTCTTTAGTAAAAGAATCTAATACGTTTTTGACAAAATTTTCAATTCTGTCCTTCATTTGAATAACTGTTATCTCAGGAAAATCGTCAGGAATTAAACCTTTTGATTTATATTCACTGTACATCTCCTTAACTTTTTGATAACCTCTTTCAACTATTGCATCTTCTACAGGTGAAAACTGTGAAGCATTACCTTGTAGTGTTTGTATTTTAACACGAGATTTATACATGTGAGGTGTTGCCAACAAATAACCCATACTAATTTCTTTAAGTACGGTATATTTGTAAGTGTAAAACTCTAATGTAATATCAAAATTGCCTGAATAAGAATTATATGATGAGGTAAAACTGTTTAACATTAAGGCTAATCTAACTGCCTTCCCGTAGTATCCCTTTATTGTTAAGTAAAAAGTCGGATATGGTAAATTAAAGAAAGCTGCGTATGGTGAATTATCGGCACCTTCAAATAATGCTCTACCTTTAACATCAACAAGTCTTACAGTTATTTTAGGGGTAAATGCGGTATTAGTCCTTATTGATATATTAGTTATACCTAAAAGTCCATTATCAACTGCACCAGGTTTACCTCCTGAAGTTATTGTTTGTCTTATAAAAAAATCATCGTCTTTTTTTGGATTTGATACTGATGTTGATTTTGGTTGATTAACCCCCTCACCTTTTAAAGTATCTTTACCTGTTATTTCGTCGGTATAACTATTGTCTAAGAAAGTCTTACCTCCAGGTTTTAAAAAATTAATAGACGCAACTGATACTGTTTGTATCGCATCTCTATTATCAACACCAACCGCCAACTTAGTTCTTGGTAAAACTTTACACTCCAAATTAGCATACATGACTAATTCTTCATGTCTGACAAGGCGTTCTTTAGCTACCCCGTTTTCGTCAATAACTTTATTCGGGTCAACAATAATTATGTTGTTATAGTCTAATTCGACTAAAATATTTTCTTGGTTACCTGCCATAATAGAAGAAATGGTTCTCTAATTCATTTTTATAGTCCTGTAATGAAGCTACTAAAGGAAATGGAATTGTCAATATTGCACCGTCAGGAATGTTCCATTCTTGTCCTCCATAAGTTGAGTTAGCAACTAAGATTAACCATCCAAATACAGGAGTGTCATAATACTGTTGAGAAACCTTATCTAATCTAGATTGTCCGACTTTATATATAAATCTTTTGTCTGTTGTTTTAGATGGCAGATTAATATATGGTACAACTGTTTGTTGTCCGTTTATTATAAAGTCAGTATATCTATTATATGTTTGTCTTGCCATATTTAATCAAATTTTATTTTACCGTCAAAAGTGGCTTTATTAGTATCAACATTTACCGTTTTATATAAATCTGATATCAATTTCTTTTTATCATCATCAGTTGGTTGTGGTTCAGTACTATATTCAAATTTTCTTGGTTTACCTTTTGGGTACATTAACTCGTCTAACCCTTCAGTAAGTTTTTTAAATTGTTTTTCTTTCTTTAATTTTTCAAATAATTTTTCCTCTTCTTTAATTTCTTTTTCATAGTCCTTTCCTAAGTCGTCGACAATTTTTTCAAATTTAGTACTTAATTTAACAGGAGTTTTCCAATCAACTAAATCACCTTTAATAACATAATTAATGAATTCATTTTTCTTGTTCTTGTCTGATAATACTCTCGCCATGAACAAGTAGAACGTTTTATCAGGTAAACCTGGGAAATCACCTTTAAGTGTTATAAAGTCTCCTTGATTATACGTGTCAGTTCCGAAAGCAATGTGATATGTGTTATTACCAATCAAACTATTAAATCCTTCAGTTCCTACAGTTACTTTTTCTAAAGTTCTAAAATCATAAATTAATTCTTCATAAGTATCTGTAGGTGGATTTGCACCTTGCTTACTAGAATCACTAACTTCAGTAGTTCCTGATATATTATAAATTCTAGGAAGATTAGTTTCTAATAATTTACCATCAGTTTTTTGTGCAACAACATCAATTTTTCTTATGATTTGGACGTATTTTTGTTCCTCTACAACAATTTCTTGTACTGTTGTTGCAAGTCCGTTCTTGAATGTTGTTGCTAAATTTTCTAAATAAGCCTTCATATTGACTTTAACATCTCTTATTGGTTTACTGTCGTCGTCAATATTAAAGAAACTTCCAAGTTTCTTAATTATTGGATTATTGTTAGCGTCAATATCATCTAAAGCAAAAGCTAATTGATTATCGATTTCTTTTTCCCATTCTTTTGGTTTACCGTATATTTCAATCTGAACTCCTTGTCCAGGTATAGTATCTCCTGTTACAACAGTTCCTCCACTAAAATCTCTAACACTATTAAGTAATTGAACCACACCATAGTTGTATGAAGAGTTTACACTTTCTAATTTATTGGTAACAAGCTCAAAATAACTTTTAGTCCCATCGATTAAATTATCCATTATTTTTTGATACCCTATTTCACCTGTTTGTCCACTCGGAGTTGGTATATTAGTAACAATTTCCCCTATAGTTGTTCCTCCGTCATTAGTTGCGGTAGTGTCAACATTATTTTGAGTTGCAGGTGTTTGACTAGCGAGTATCGCATCAACAACTTGTTTATCCAATGCTGAAGTATCTTCAGTCCAAACCGCTCTTTCATCATATATTTCAGTATTAGCGTAATAGTTGAATGATAAAGCGTTTTGTAGTTGTTCCACAGGTTTTGCCAGACCCATACCCCCAATTATTTTAAAATTCATACTAACACTAACAATCATAGGTTGTATCCCAATACCTTCAGGATTAATATCTAAAGTTAGTGGTTCATATGAAAATTGAACTGAATCAGGAATAATTTTTGTGTTATAAAAATCACCTATTCTTAAAACTAATACAGGAGGAGCACCAAATGATGTATTAACCGCATCATTAAATTTAGGTTTTCCATCTGTACCTATTGTAGGTATTGTTTCTCCAGGTCTAACACACTGATTTAAAAATGTAAGTCTAGCATTAAGACCTTCAGGTGTCATAGAATGGAATGCAGGATTAAAGTATTTTATTTTTTCTTTAATCGTATCTAACACCATCGGATTTGACTCTTTTATTATTTCAAAGTAATCACATTCTGAGAAAAGATTTCTTAATATTTTTTTACTTATACCTTCTTTTATCTTTTTGATATAATCAACTGTCGGTTGTGGTTTAGGTACTGGTACATTTTGTTGTTCAGGATTAGTTTGTGGTAATACGGTAGTTGTGGTGGTAGTTGGTTGTGGTGGAATATCAACTTTTATATCCTTAATTCTAACACGTCTACATGCCATTGCATTAACAGAGTAAATCTGAGAATTAGAATTAACTGTTCCAGTACCACCTGTAATGTTTTTAGTACAATTTACATCAAAAAAACTTTGACCGCTTTCAGATTTAGGGATTGAAATTTCTTCCCCTTTAGCATCCGTTAGAACAACTTTAAATTTTTGACTATCAATATATTCCGCCAAATTAGCGTCTCCAATTTTATACTCTTTGAAGAATTTTATAACCGAGTCATTTCTTCTTTTTGATAGATTTTGGTTATAACTAACTGAAGCGGGAGCAGATGCCGACCCTATCATAGATAAAGTTATTGTCCCTCCTTGTTTTAAAATATTGTACGCTTCGACAATAAAATTCTTTTCGTCTTTGGCTATTTTATTGTAATTAGAAACAACTACCGAATCAAAAAATTCACCTACTTTTTTAGCTCTACTACAATATTCAGCATAAGTAACTGAATCATCAGGTACATTACCCGTTTTTTTACAAAATGCAGAGTTTTCATCAAAGGTTGAATTTGCTCTATCAATGTAAGTTGATTTCAAACCGATATATGAATCAAAAGTTTGATTATATGGAACTGATGATGTTGTAGAATTACTGTTAGGGTCAGGAATATCATTATGGAAATAAAATGATAATCCCTCATAGGTTGATTTAAATCCTGCACCATCTACATTTTCATTTGACGCAGTATTATTGTTTGTATTTTGTGTTCCTGTAGTATTAATTGGGTCATTATCTTTAGGTATTGATTTATTAATACCCGCAAGTTCTTCATCAGTTAACCTTGGGTTATTTAGAATCTCTTGATAAGTAAATAAATCTTTTACAGGTATAGTATTAAACTTTTTTGCTAACTCATAAATGTCATACTTTACACAACCCGCAAAGAAAGAGTCCACAATTGAATTGATTCTTTCTTTTGTTTGTCCTTTTAATTGTTTCTCAATTAACGTATTTAAAACTGATGGGTGGTCAACAATAATTTTCCAACTTAAAGTTCCTGTTCTCGAAGAATCTTTGTACGTATAGATTGGTTCGGGTCTTCCAAGAAAAGACGTTGGTGTCCAACTAGCACTACTTGAGTCAGAGAATTTTAAGTCGTATGGTGGAAACCACATAACTCTACCTCCATTAGGACCTTTTTCACAAGTTGGTAGTTCATCATAAGTAAACCCTGGTCTACTCGAAGTTCTCCAAGCCAAGTTCTCAATAGAAAACATGTATTTTTTGGCATAACCACCTCTTCCAACATCATTATCGGGGATAATATTTGTTGACCCAGGATTTCTTAAAGGTGCAATATTAAGATTGTATGTATTATCTAATACCGAATTAGTAAATCTTCTACCTGAAGTTGTAATACCGTCTGTTTTTTGTAAATCAGCATAAGTGTAATAAGGAGTGTCTTTTTGGAAAACTCTACAATATTCAATTCCCGCTTCTCCACCCGTAGTGTTATCAGTGTAGGAAAGAACTTGTGACCCTTTAGTCATCTCTTTATAACCGTCATTGAAAACTTTACTTACTTGATTTATTGCGTTACCGACATGTTTCAATCTTGCAATACCTGAAACATTATCGGCAGAATCAATAAGTCTTTGTGTTTGGTCTAATATTGAACTTTGTTTGAAAGTTATATTAGTTGACTCATTACTTTGGTAACTTGAACTTATTATATTAAACTCTTCGTCCGCAGAACCTGAGCCTCCTCCAGGAGTTGCTTTAAATCCCGCGTTACCTTTATATTTAGGTGAAGTCCAAACAAATTGTCCGTCAATACCTCCACCGTCAGTTAAAGATTTACCCTTTAAACCAAAATTAATTTTTTCGTCATTACCTTCAAATAAAATACCTAATTCAGAAGGTCCGTAAACAGGAACTGGGTCTTGTTGTCCAAATGGATTAACAGGTATTTGATTTGGTGGTGAAGTGATTGTTGCTGGTTCTGCGTTTCTACTTCCAACATAATATCCTCCGACTAAAGTTCCGTTATCAGGATTAATTAAGTTGATTGTTAGATTAACAAGTCCTTGAGCAGCTCCAAGTAACCCTCCAAAGTTTTTTTCATAACTTGGTTGGTATCTATTATAATTAATATTAGCGAATAATGCCGACCTTTGACCGTTACCTGTATTAGATAAAAATATTTCGGACGGATTTCTTGTAATGTTCAATATCGGACCTAAAAAACCTCCTGTTAACTGATTAATAACATTAAGTGCCGTTGAGGTCTGTTGTGTTTGAGTTCCGTTCGATATATTTTCGTCAAAATAATCTCCAGGAATCGGTGAAACAGGCCAATACGCACCTCCTAATCTTGTTATAAAATCAGCAGCAGCTAATAAAGGATTTTCAGGAACTGTAATCCTCCAATTTTTATATACTAAAGGTTCTTGTCCTGTGACAATTAAGCTAGCTTCAAAAGGGTCTGAAAGTGATTCTAAATTAACAAGACCAACTGTATTCTGATAAATTTCAGCATCAATTCTATCTTGGAATAATTTTTTTAAATTTTGAGCTCCTAATCTTGCTAAATAAGAATCTTGAGACAATGTTCCATCTGAACCTGTTGGGTTATCAGATAAAAGTATCTCATATGGTGAATATGATGATGGTCTAAATGTTGGTGGGTCCCAATAAGGTAAATAAATTTTATTGTTGTTTTGAAGACTATCTACAACATACATTTGATTAAAACCTCCTTCAGGTCCGTAAATGTTTTCAATATATGCAGCATCAATATAGAATTCGTTAACAATATCTAAAATAGTATCATTAGGGTCGTATTCTCCTTTATTAGGTTCTACAGGTAAAAGTGGTCCATTGTATGTTATTTGAGTACTGAATCCTCCTTCAGGTCCATATTCATTAAGTGGATATAACTGTTGTGCAAAAACACCATTAGTTATTAATTCATCGGGAGAATCAATAACCTCAGTAACCGTTAAATTTGTTTCATAATTAACAGGTCCTGTAGGTGGTGAGAATACACCAGGTACAGTATATGGCGCCAAGTTTTTATTAATTAAAGAATTTCTAAAACTTGATGAATTTATAAATGATAATGAACTCTCTGACATTTATTTCATTTTATTATAAATAGTAATTACCCAAAATTATAAGAGTTTATCTCACCACTTTTTATTTGTTGATTCAATTGATTAGGGTTTGAATTTGGATTCATTCCTGTAATAACCGCTTGTACAATTTGTTGTTTAACTGTTAAATCATTAAGAGCCATTGATAATGAATTAGTATCAATTCCTTGAGATGTAACATTAACTGTAATATTACCATCGACTGAAATTTTTTGTGTTGTTTCGCTTGACGGTGTATTTGTATTATTTCCTAAATTAGTTCCTCCAACAATTGCATTATTGTAAATTCTTAATTGGTCTTGTTCAAATGGAATCACAAAATCTTTAACCTCAGTTGTTTTAGGGGGTATTAGTTTTTCTTTTTCTCCAACATAAGTAGCACCTTTTTCAACCATTCCTGTGAATAATTGGGTAAGTGGATTAGTTGATTTTGTTAAGTCGTCAATTGCGGTTTTACCGTTTTTTAACGCTTCATCAAACGCTCCTTGTATATAGGTACTAGTATTGGTTAACGCAGTTGTAAAACCCCCTAACGCTTCCCCTTTATTTATAGACTCAAGTAAAGTACTAAGTCCTGAACCTAACGAATCTCTTAATGTGTCAATTTGTAATTTTTCACCACTAGCGGTCTTACTTACGACTCCATATGTTTCAACAGTCGCTCGTTTTCCTTGTTCAACAACTCTTGTTCCTGCCAAAGCAGTTCCTGACCTATCCTTAATAGATTCTAATATACCTTTAATTTGTTGGGCGGTTGTTAATTGTTCTTTTGATAAATCTTCTAAAGTTTTTGGTTGTGAGGCTTCTCCTAATCTTTTTATATCATCGTCATTTAATTCAGCAATTGATTTTGTTACCGTTTTACCTTCCTTGTCTTCAAAAGTTACTTTATATTCACCTGTAGACGCATCCATTTCTGCCAAGTTGGCTATTAATTTTTGTTGTTCTTCATCAGCAAAATCAGGGAATTTTATCTTACTCATTTTATCCTCCAATTCACTACTACCCAACGCTAATTTCGCCAATTCATCATATGTCATTCCAAGAGATAATGCAACTTCTTTAAGTTGTCGTCTAGCACCTGGCATTATTTCAAATTGTCCTTTTTCATTTAATTGGACGAATTGTTTAGACATTTCAGAAATTTGATTTTGTAGTTCCGCAGGGTCATTTTGGGCTAAATCCATTAACCTTAATGGGTCTAATAAGTCTGATTGTGCAACCCCTAACCTTTGTAATGACGCAGCTAAATCAATAGCTTTTTCAGGACTCCATAAATCTTCCGCCAACTTTAAAGTTGTTCCCATATCAATTCTAAGTGCGGTCGCTTGTGCGGCCATTTTTGCCATACCCTGAACCCCATTTTCAAATCCAAATTTATTAAGAGCCGACATGTTTGTTAACACTTTATCCGACACCGCAAGAGCACTTACTCCTTGAGACCTTGCAACATCCACGACATTTTGCATTTCTTTGTTAATATGTGATATTGAGAATCCCGCGTCTTTAAATCCTTTAACTAACTCGCCAGTTCCTTTACCCGTTACTTTAGTAACCTCATAAATTTCTTCAATAGTTTTTCCTTGAGCGATTACATTTCGACCTAAAGAAGATGCTACATCGTTCATGATACCACCAATATCAGCCATACTACCACCCATCTCTTTGACTTTGATGGCAGCGTCACCCATTGCGGCTTGCATCGCAACAACATTTTCTCTACCCTGACCAAATTGATGTGCGGTCTTAGTCGCATAACCTTCCATCTCTTCCATGGTTTTGATTATTCGAGCACCATCAAAATTTGTCATGATAGCATCACCAAGTTCTTTACCTAAACTTTTAAGGTAATCTCCGAATCCTTGAATTGGGTTTGTACTTCCTGTAGATGAACCTGCTTGCATACTTTTTAAGTTTTAATATAAATAGGTTCAGATTTAATTTTTTGGAGTATTTTCTTCTATGATTTTATTGATTAAGAATTTGCGAGCGTAAGTAGGAATATTAAGGAATTCAGTATATGAAAACCTTAATATTTTTGCCATAACGTAAAACTCTTCTAGTAGATAGAGTCTGTAATTAGAAGAAAGGGCGAAAAAATTCAGCCCCAAAGGTAATCTCGAAAGATACCAATTCTCCTGACGGGGCTATAACTTGTCTTCTTAGGTCTAAAGAGATTTGATTTTCTCTCATGAAATTTCGAATGTGTTTAGAATCCATGATAGGAAGTGACGCAACAAATTGAGCGATATGTCCTTTATCAGAATTTCCATCAACTTCTTGAATTTGTTTTTCCAATCTCCAAGTTACTTTAGGTGCAATTCTACCGACAGGATATTGTTCAGTCATCTTTTCAATTTCCATAATCTCACCATAAGTTAATGGTTTTAATTTTACTGTAGAACCACTTCTTGGTAATTTAGTTGTAAATAAACCATTTTCATCTGGACTGTTTGGAATACGTTTAATGTTAAGTTCATCTAACAATATTTCCGTCTCAAAAGGTTTACTTGTTTTTGGGTCTGTAACTGAAATTTTATATTCAGGACCGAATGAAGTGTTTCTTAAAAAAATAAGAATCGCTTCGATATCACCTTCCAACATTTCGTCAGGTCTTATATCATGTTCGTATATTTTACTTCTAAGAAGTGATAATACAATATTTGTAGACGACCCAGGTTGGGACGCGATTGATACTAAAAAGTTTTCATCATTCGCGGTTAAATAACCAACCTTAACTGATTTCTTTTTTGACTTATAAAAAATACCTCCTGTTGGTAATTGTACAACATCGTGTGGTAAATTAAAATTTTCTTGACCTACGGTATATGCGTTTTGTTCCATGTTTTTGTTTTAAAAATAATTTGACTATTATAAAAATCAATCTTTCTTTTTAGAATCTGATTGTTTATCCTTATTTTTCTTTTTTTTATGTCTATTATCAAACTCTTCTTTTGTTTCAAAGATTTTTCCGCAGGTTTGACAAGTAAATCCTGTAGTGTTTTCCATATATGTAAAATAAAAAAAGTTCCGTATATGTACACGGAACTTTAGATTTTTTATTATCTTTGTACTAGTAAACTAACACACATCTATCCATTTGAAGTGTTGCAGATATTGTCGCGATACCATCAGTTGAATATCCTAAAGAGTCAAAGTTAACAGAAGTTAAGAATGTCCCTTCAATAATCCATTTTTCAACCACAACACCAGTTGGGTCTAACATTTCAAGGTCAACGTTCTTTTTATAACCTGCCGCATAACCCATACGACCTGTAACAGATTCTGCACATAAACGAACCCATTCCATTAAAGCTTGTGATGCTGAAGGTCCGATTGGGTCACGGAATTTAACGTTAATTGGATTCCATTTAAATCTACCAGCAACATAAGTTGAAGTATTTAGAAATGGTATCTCAGTAGCGTTAACTGTAATAGACGGTCTAGCAGCGGTTTCTACGAACCATTCATTGATACCCAATGTAGACGGAAATCTCATAATGAACCTGTTCTGTCTTTTCGGTTCATAAGGTATCGGCATTTTCATTAATAAATCAGCCATTTTGTTGTATTTTTTTTTCTTCTTTTATTTTATTATAAATATCCCCAAGTAAAAAATTTTCTATTTACTTTTGGTTTTTAAAATTTATTCTTCCATTATAAGTATCTAGTTAATATAATTTTTTCTTTCCTCCAGCAGTTGAATAAGTTTTTAATATAGGTTCCTTTTCAAAATGTTGTTTCATTTTTTCTAAGTTCCTTACATCATCATCTGAAAATCCAATTGTTGGTAAAAATCTATTAGATACTTTATTCTTTAAAAACGCCTTCTTTTGAAGGTGGGAAGCCATATCTCTAACATAAGAAATAAATTCTTTCATTGCTTTAACTTTACCTTCTTCAGGGTTTGTTGCCGAACCTTCTCCATAACTCACAGGATAAAATTTACACAAATCAAGATATTCTCTAATCATTTCTCTCGGTGATGTTTCTTCTTCGTCCGTTAAATTTCTATATTTTTGAAGATTTTTAACTAACTCTTTAGATGAAATCCCCCCTATATTTGAGACGATTAAATTATAAACCGCTTCTTTCAGTACACTTGGTGTGTGTCCTCTAGCAGTAATTATGGAAAAGATTGAACCGTTATTGATAGATTCTACAAAATCACTCCAAGCAGGTCCTTGTTTTGCAGTTAAAGAATCCACAATAAATTGTTTGTCTCCTTTTACACCAAAATATCTAAATGGGTCTTCCGCAAAACCTACAATTTTATGTCCCTCATATTCGAATGGTTCTTTTCCTATTTCTGTACGGTATTCGGCAAAATCCTCAGTAGACATACCCACTTCTTTACCGTCCTCATCTTTTAATATTATTTTTGTTGGCATAATCATAATATTATCATCCCAATCAAAAGAATAGTATTTCATGTCAGGAGTTCCCTCCTCATCGATTCCTTCTTTAAAAATTCTTTTACTTACTTTCATATTTTAAAATGGCTAAAAGGTGGGGATGTTCTCCCCACCTTATTTTTGTCTTTAGATATTTTCAAACGACGCTCCTGTAGGAGTTATGTAGAATGTTATATCGATAAATTCAAGTGACTTAGTTGGTTTGATGTAAATCTTACCAGTCATTTGGTTTCTATCTAAGTCAGCAACATCTGAAGAAACTGTAACTCTGAAGTCGTAAACCCCTCTGTCTCTTCTGATAGCATCCAAGATAGGATTAACCGCATTTAAGAAGTCTTGTCTTACTTTTTCATCGTTTTGTTCAAACAACAATCTAACAGAAACCGCTGAAATCAACTTACGAGCTTGTAGTAACAATCTTCTTACATTTATTCTGTCAAGTGCAGACTCTCTAATTTGTAAAGTTTTATTACCCCAAATTACTGTACCAACATCTGAGAAAGTTGCGATTGGGTTAAGTCTTCCTTTATATAGAGTGTCTCTATCTTCTTGAGTTAACTTCTTACGAGCCTTAATCGCGTTTACAATACCACGAGTGTAACCCGCTGATGCGAACCATGGGAATGCGATATTATCTGTCAGTGCCAAGTTTCTACAAACCTCAGCAGTTGCTGGGATATAGATTTGAGTGTTGTTAACTGTATCACGAGTCAATACCCATGGATAGTATGTACATGTGTAGTTAGAATCGATACCCGCAGTTTCTAAGTTATCTACCGCTTCTTGTGGGTAAATCAAATCTAAGTCATCACCTGTTGTTGGTACAAACATGTTGTAGTCAGGTGTTGTACAGATATACAATGAGTCAGCTCTATCGTTTTCAACCATGTCTATCGCAGAACCTACTAAGTCTGAATGATTTAAGTAGTCAATACCAGGTGTTACAAACACGTTGATGTTTACCGCTTCAGGGTTTGCAAATGTTCTCTGACCTAAAAGGTATGCGTAATAGTCAGTGTTTGCCCAATCTTGGGTATTGTCACCAACTGTGATTTGTTTAAACGCCCCCCATCCTGTTGCAGTTGGGTATCTAAACGATGGACACGCTCCTCTTAAGTAACCCCTTCTTCCTAAAACGAATTGGTCTTGGTTAGTTCTATGTTCTGTATAGATATCCCATCCGTCAAAACCTCCTGAACAAAGGAATGAGAATTTACGTGCAAATAATCTATAGTATTGGTTTGTTTCATCATCAGGGTCTTGAGTGAATTCAGATGCTCCAACATAGAACGCTGGTGTACCACTTGTTGAAAATGCTCCTGAAATTGTGATTCCACTAGCGTTTTTATCCATGTGATAACCTCTTGTTTTGTAAGCCCATTCATCACCTGAAACATCAGTACAAATGTCTAAAGGTAATTGTTTCCCTTTATATGTGAAGAAATCAACATCAAACCCAATTGTATCAGAAATACCTAAGTATGTTCTTCTAACGTTATCACCAGCACTTCTCACGATATC